CCGGAGTTAGCTATAATAGTGTCTCTAAAGAAATGCAATGCATCATACTTGTCTTGGAGAGACATCGTAGATATCATTAGACTAAACGGCTCACTATTTCTATTCTGAAAATAGATACCGTTGACAGATAAGTTACAATACGTAGGATTAGAATGACTTCTTTGTACATCTTTGTCTTTACCTTCTAATACATAAACTGTACCTCCTACTCTTACTGTCTTATATCTGTCCATTGTATATTCTTTCCTTCCTGTTTTATTAGTGGTTAACCACTCTACTTCATAAACTGGAAGAAGCCTCGAAACTAATGCTCGTGAATATGTAGAATTTTTTAGATACGGTAATCCAGGAGTAACATCTACATAAGATATTAATCCTGGAAGTGCTGGATAACCTTGGGGATCATTTGAATTATTTCTGATATAATAGGTACTATCATCATGTGTATAATACTCTAAATCAGATTTCAAATGATCTATATTATTCTGAGAAAGATTCTTACCATATTGTTGAAGTATTTGTGCTCTTGTTAGAAACTTTACAATTACTGCTCTATAATCATCTTTTCTATATATAGCCTGAGGATTATAATCAGTAAATACTTGTAAAGGATTTAAAACTTCAATATCAACGTTTTCACCAGATAAGCTAGGTTGAACTCTATAAAAAGCCATTCCCGCTATTAAGATATCTGATAAAAGTATTTTTAATTTATTCTGAAAATCAGCTTCTCTTGATTGTAAAACGTAAGCTAATACATTCTGAGCCGATATCTCATATTCTGATACAAAGTTCTTTTCTAAATCTTCTACTAACTCTTCAATATCCCTTTGTACAGCAACATCAGTACTTTGACCTGATATCATTGCCAGTACAGTATTATTCAAGTGTTTTTGTAGATAAGTAAATACTTCTTGATATATTTGAATCTTTTTCTCTCTAGTAATATTACTTAATGTTCTCTCATCTTTACAAGAGACCTTAGGTAATAGTGGTGTATCTAAGAATTCCCCAACAAGAGCATCGATATGTTTCTTAACTAAAGGAATAAATTCAATAGACGTTGGATTACCAAGTCCTGCATTTTCCTCTAGATGTCTGAATTGTTCCGGATCTCGAATTCCATGATAGTAATTATAAGCTTTCTGAAGATGATATTTTGGAAATACTAATTCCGCAATAGTCTTATCAGTCATGTCTATTAAGTACTCTTCACTTTTCTTCTCTGATTCTGGAGTAAATTCTGAATTACTATTATATATCATGCTATTTCTCCTGGTTCAGGTAATTTGTTATTTTGTTCCTCAAATGGATCATGATCAAGTTTATACCCTTTAAAGTATTTTAAATGATCAAATTGTGCATCTCTAATAGCTTTAGCTGCGAATCTTAAGAAATCTTCTTCTGTGCCTTCATATACAAAATGAAATGGTTTATCATCAACTGCGAGTCCTAAAGCTAAGTCATAAGTTTTTCTAGTCCAGACTGGATAGTTGTACTGTACATTAGGACCACATCCTGGCTCAGTACATTCTGGCTCTCTAATTTTTATATCGATTCTACCAATATAACAGGCACAATAGATTCGACTAATTAACTCGCAGATTGCTATTCTAAGTTCTGGTATCGTCACTTACTTCTTTTTCTAATTTTGTTAATTCTTCCTCGAATTTAGCCTTATTTCTTCCAAACTTCAAAGGTATTTTACCTTTAGCATGCATTTTAGCATACTGTTCATAACGTTTTTTTCTACACGGTGAACACGCCATAACTAATATTTATATCCTGTTATTCTTGGGTCAGAAGATCTTACTAAATCTTCTCTTTCATCATAGAGTGGTAGTATAGATGCTTTTACTCTTGTTGCATGAGTAGGTTCTAATTTACCAAATCTCTTATGACCATTAATATCTTTATACCATCCGAAATCTACCCAAGTAGATTTTGTTATATCTTCAGGCTTTGGAATAAAGCCTTGTAATTCTTCATCTCCAAGCTCCGTCATTCCCATAGCAGCAACAATATCAAAATGAGTCTTATTTTCGTAATTATATCTTAGTAATTCATCTAAGATATCTTCAAACCAGATATTGTGTGAATAATCCTCTATATATGTTGCTATTAAACCTAATTGATGCTGAATTACATATTCAGTTGCTGGTGCACCGAATTGTCTTGAATTTGCAGACTTAGGATCAGTTTGTGTAGCTCTTGGTCTTCTGAATAAGTATCTATCAGCTTTATTTCTATCCTGTAAGAATTGTCTAAATGTTATCTTAGACGCTTCCAAAACTGCTTTACAATTATAGTATTCAAGTAGTTTAAGTGCCGTACGATACGCTTCACGAATATCCCCAGGGCGATCTTTATAGAGTGCAACATATGTAGGATCCTTAGTTCCGTATTGTCTTCTTTTGATACAAATACAGAAGTTAGAAGGATCCCTAGTCGCCTCACTAGTTTCATCCTGCCCAAGATCAATGGAGTCGATACCTGCGACATATAAATTCCTAAAGGCTTTCCCAGACTCGTCTCGTATCGGGTGTTCAAGGATTTGCAACTTACTATGGTTATTAGGTATCCATTTAAATCCTTGTATATTTTCTTCAATATGCGCTTCACCTTTGAAATCATATTCAAGATAACCTTTTACTGGCTGAGGGCCTCTTTTGAATTGTTTAATCTGAGTAAGTTGTTCTACAAGTAGATTTTTATTAAACTCATTTCTTCCTTCTAATACTAATGCTTCTTCTGGTACAAAGCAAAATTCAGCACAGTGAATCATATAACCATTAGGATCAGCTGCGAATTTCTCCCTTTCTCTTTCTAGATGTTCTCTAGCTGGTTTAGCAGGAGTATATCCGCGCTTGTCCATCATCTGTATTAATTCTCCTCTTTTACCAGATACCTGTGTTAAGATTCTATAAGAAGGAATAAAAAATCCTGTAAGTGATGTCTCACCAGAAAGAGAATAATTATGTCTCATTGGTAGAACATCATAGGAAATAGGATTATAGAAGATATCTCTTAATCCATCTAATCCGTCTGAGTCACCACCCGTACCCCAAGCTAGTCTTATTCCTATTCTTACACCATTTACAACTACAAGAGCTCTACCCTGAATATAGCTTGTTTTACTATATGGATTAGAACCAAATTCTTCAAAGATTAAAAGTTCTGTTCTTGAACCTCTTATCTTTCTAGGATTTTCTGCAATTCTACATTCTATTTCTGATAACCAGCCAATTTCAACTCTAGTACCGAGTTGTTCTCTACCAGTCTTCTTAAAATATGGTCTATCATAGAGTAGAGGTTTATACATACCTCCATCTGTTTCACCATTAAGATAGTTAAGCTGAAACCAACATTTATCAGCAGTAGGATCTAATTGTGCAGAAGCATAAGCTGTGACCATTGTTCTGGTCTGTCGCTTTCTAATATAGGTATTTACCGCTATTGCAGCACCTATCTCACTAAATCCTACACCACGACCTTTTAATCCAACAGCATCTTTACCTAGTTTTTTACAGAGATCTACATAATGAAAGTACTCGTATTGAGCTACATAAAAATCAGCAAATGCTTCTGAACGACCTTCACCAGCATAAGTAATTTTATCAGTGGCCATCAATCTATAATAGTTTAAGAAGAAATAATGATCTCCTGTAACTTTATAGCCATGAGATGACATACCATTATTTAGTCTATCATATTCTTGTAGCCAAAATTCATCGTAAGATCTAGTACCTTCTGGGGCGTCACAATAGTGCCCAGTACGTTCTTTATTTCTTCTTGCTTCTATAAACCACTCAGGATCAAAATCTAATCCTTGAGTCTCATTTATGGGTCTATAACCAGATAGCTCATAAGACATTGATATATCAAAGAATGGAATATCATCATTCTTTTCAAAATCCCATTTCTTTTTCTTACTAGCTTTTAGCTTTTTATTCTTTTCAAGAACTTGTTTTTCTATCTCTGTAAAATCCTCTATCTTTAAGGGTCTAATAACTTCTGCTCTATGAGCAGCAGCCTTAGCCTCTTGACGATGCATATCCTCGAGTTCTCGTCTAGATATCTTAATTCTAGACGGAGGAGGTTTAGGAGGTGGAGATTCTTCTTCCTTTGGTTTAGGAGCTTTTTTGGGTTTTGCTAACTCATCAAGCAAATTTTGAATATTCTCAGGAAGCTTCTTATAATCATTCCCCATGTGATTCTCTTACTTTATCT